ATACACTAAAGAAGACTTTTTAAAAGCCGCTGAATTTTGCGAAGTGTCAATGATAGATGCGAAATATATAATTGAACGCATTGATGAAGTAAGCGACCCCATCGAACTACCAAGTGATGAGGAGATACGAGAAGAGCGATTATTACAATTTCCTGATTCTGAATATGCTAACAGGGCAAATGATAGACTTGCCTTTTATTGTGGCGCAAAATTCGTAATAAACAAATTCGGAAGTGATAATGAAATGGAGTAAGCAAGATTTGGAAAAATTCATGCAACTATATCCAGTAACCAATACTGAAGATTTAGTCAAGATATTCAATCGTAACGTTTCCGCATTACGAACTAAGGCACACGAATTAGGCATTCAAAAGACAAATGAAACAATGGTTAATATGTGGTCACGGAGTAATAGCGGACAATTTAAACGAGGTCAAACCGCTTGGAACAAAGGCACAAAAGGACTAATGGAATGTAACGCACCTACACGCTTCAAAAAAGGACAGATTCCACACAACAAGTTACCTGATAATATCCGAGCAATTACCAGTCAATTATCACGATTGAAGAAAAACATAAAAGAAAGGGAGAAACGATATGCCACGCAACAAAATTGATGACTTACGCAACCATCTATTTGAAACGATTGAAATGCTCAAGGACAAAGAGATTGATGTCAACACCGCTAAGGCTATAAGCGAAGTAGCACAAGTCATTGTCAACACGGCAAAGGTTGAGATTCAATTCATCAATCGCCAAAATAGTAGCGAAGAAATAGGATTTATGAAGTTGGAAAATAAGAAATAAATACCTATATTTGAAGAGTTAACTGAGATGTCGCATATCTCGAAAGTTACAAGATTTTTGCCCGATTGGGTTAGTCTGCGATGCGACCGCAACTAATTCAGTTGGGCGTTTTTTTTTAATGAAAGAATCAATAATAATCTATCGCAGTTTTTATGAAGCGATTAAAGACTTGCCAAAAGAACAACAAGCAGACGCTTGGAATGCAATCTTTGAGTATGGTTTAAACCAAACCGAAGTACAATTAACTGGTATTGTTTCCACAGTATTTAAGTTAGTCAAACCTCAATTAGATGCCAATCTTAAACGCTATGAAAATGGCAATAAAGGAGGTAGACCAAAGAACCAAACAGAAACCAAACAAGAACCTAACTATAACCAAACAATAACCAAAGTCGAACCTAATGTAAATGTTAATGTAAATGATAATGAAAAGGTTAATGTAAATAAGAAGTTTATTAAACCCACACAAGACCAAATTAGAGAGTATATGTTAGAACAAAGAATGAACGATGAATCCGAACGCTTTTACAACTACTATGAGGCAGTAGGATGGAAAGTAGGACGTAACCCAATGAAGAATTGGAAAGCAGCGGTAATTACTTGGAAGAAGAACCAACAACCTATACAAACCATTAACAACAATTATAGAGTATTATGAATTTAGAACTACACATCGTTAGCAACATAATGTTCTACGAAAAGAACTATGTTTATCTACCCCGAATTAAGGGTAATTGGTTTACTAACCCACTACACCAACAAATAATCCAAGCAATGCAATTTTTGTACTTGCAGAACCAACCATTCGGTTTATACGAGATTGTTAACCACATCGGACAAGAGAAAGCCTACGAGGTATCAATGATTCTAAATTCTGTTATGGGTACGGGAGAAATTGAACCACATATTAAACAACTCCAAGCGGTATCACTTAAACGTCAATTAGTAGATAAGTTAGGAGGATTAGACTTAACACGCGATTTAAAGGCTATTACAAGCGATTTAACGCAATATGTCGAAGAAGCGATGATAGTACACGCAAAAGAATCAATTGCGATGAATAAGGTAACTGCAAAGACGTTTGACGATATGGTGTCAGCAATCGAGAGAGGTGATTCAATTAATGGTAGACCAACGGGATGGATTCGGTTAGATAGGGTTATAGGTGGTTGGAATAAGGGAGACGTTGTTATTATAGCGGGGAGACCAGGTTCGGGGAAGACTTCCATAGCGTTAACCTTTATTCTAAACGCTGCTAAACTTGGTTCAAAGTGTTTGTTTCTATCATTGGAAATGAGCAACGAGCAAATTGCCAAGCGTTATATGAGTTTGATTTCTTCGGTTACAAACGGAAAGATACGTTCGGGTAATCTTGACAAACGAGACATTGAAACATTAGCGGTTGCTATTGTAAACGATGACAATGTATTCCACATAGACGATGAGGCGATAGTTGATATTAACACAATTAAATCTAAGGTTAAGATTCACAAAGCGAAGTTCGGATTGGATGTATTGGTTATCGACTATTTACAATTGATTAAGGGGAACAAGCAAAACAGAGAGCAAGAGATATCCGACATAAGCCGCAACCTAAAAGTGTTAGCCAAAGAATTAGATATCACCGTTATTGCATTGGCTCAGTTATCGAGGAAGTGCGAGGAACGCTCAGACAAACGTCCTATGCTATCCGACATTAGAGAGAGTGGAAGTATAGAACAAGATGCAGACGTTATCTTATTTCCATTCCGTCAAAACTACTACGATAGGCAATTACTCGATATTGAGGATAGTGAATTGATAGTTGCAAAGAACAGACACGGAGAGGTAGGAATGATTGAGACTGAATTTATACCATCACGAACATATTACAGAGAAAAATAAATTAAAAATATTTTTGAAAAAGTTTGCATATTCAAAAAAAGGTTGTAGATTTGAATCATGGAAACAATGAAAAAAACAATAGAAAGAACAAATGACACAAATGTATCAATGGCTAACGGATATATTGCACATAACAACATAGTCCATAAAATTCGTATTGTTAGATATAACATTAATGGTCAAGATATGGTAAGCATGATACCTGTATGTGGAACATCATATAAACGTGGTCAAGAGAGACTAATAAAAAATGAATCACATATTAATTGTGAAAAGTGTTTAAAAAGATTATCTAAACAGGGTGCTTAATTGCACCCTTTTAAATATTATAGTAATGAATAAAAAAGATAATCGAGGAGGCATTCGCATAAATGCAGGTGCTAAACCTAAATATAGTGAGCCTACTAAAACAATTGCATTTAGATGTCCAGTATCAAAAATAAATGAAATAAAGTTAGTTGTAAAAAATCAACTTGAAAAATGGGAGGTAAAAAATGAATTATCAAGTTAAACCAATAGATTACCAAGATTGCAAAGAGTGGTTTTTAAAAAAACACTATTTAAAAAGGTTGCCATCAATCACCTATTGTTTTGGTTTATATGACAATAATATTTTAATTGGGATATGTTCCTTTGGCAATGCAGTTCCTTTGACTATGAAACGAAGTGTATGCGGTGAAGAATACGAACATTTAGTATATGAGTTAAACAGATTGATTGTAAACGACAACCACGAGAAAAACATGACCAGTTATTTTGTGGCACAATGTTTAAGACAATTACCGAAACCTTTAATTATTGTTTCCTATGCCGATAAATCACAAGGTCATAACGGATATATTTATCAATCTACTAATTTTATTTATTTAGGTTTATCACATACACAAAAGGATTGGAAGATAAAAGGCGAAGAAGATAAACACTCACGCACTTTAATGGATGAATTTGCATTTACTCCTAATCGAATACAACTACTAAAAGAAAAATATGGAGATAGATTATATCAAGTAGAACGTGAACCAAAACATAGATACGTTTACTTCTTAGGAAGTAAAACACAAAGACAAAAATTCATCAAAGCATTAAGGCATCAATCACAACCATATCCAAAAGGTGACAATCAACGCTATGATGCTTCTTATCAACCAACAACACAAGCAAAACTATTTTAAAATGGAAAACCCTTATCAGAAAATCTATGACCTTGAAAAACAAAACAAGTCATTACAATCAAAAATGGAACGTATGCGTAAGATGTACGAAGACAAGTTGGCAGAACTCAGACACGAGATTCTTTACCCCAAAATCAAGTACACGAAAAAACTTGAAGATTGGGAGATTGTATTAGCGGAGATTTGCAAAGTGTACAACACAACCCCTGCAATGGTATTGAGCAACTCTCGTAAGATGGAATACACCGCACCTCGACATTTATTTTGCTACATCCTACGCTTTCACTACGGAATGAAAGTAGTTGCAATAGGTCGGATATTAATAAAAGACCATACAACAGTGTTACACGCTTGTAAAACAATCGAATACTATTTAGAATATGACAAAATCCTCCAACGAAACTACGCCACCCTCCTTGAGGTATTGGGATTTAACAATGACAAAGGGAATCTACACCACAATAATCATTCTCTACAACGAGTCAGAAGTGGAGTATTATGAGAAAAAATATAAAAAGTTAGGATACATTTGTAAAATTGAAAAAAAGTTTTAAATTTGTGAATCAAACGTAACGAGATTATACAATGGTTAACAACTGAGTCGTGGTTCTTAGAGGCGTGTTACAAGATAGCACCTAATAAGGACACGGCTGAGGAGTTGTACCAATATGCTTTCCTTGCGATTTTAGAAAAACCTAATAAACAAATAGAGGAAATTTATGAGGGTGGTTATATACGCTTCTATGTTGTACGGCTCTTGTACAACGCAATACACGGAAAGTGCAGTCCATTTGCAAAACATCGAATTCAAGAAAGCGATGAAGTGGAGGAGAGATTTTCAGATGAAGAATCCATACCTTACAAAGAGGCTCAGGAGATTAAGTACATCGCCATTGAACGAACCCTCCCGAAGTTACATTGGTATGAACGTAAAATCTTCGAGATATGGATGGAAGGAAATTCGGCTCGTGCCATTCACAGACAAACAAAAATCAGTATCAACGAAATATTGAGAGTAATAAAAAAAGTAAAACAACAAATAAGAGATGAATACAATCCTTGAAATTATAGGGGTAGCGTGTTTTGCGATTATCCTTGTGAACTTTGGAAAACCTGCGGACTATGTTAAGCGGTTTATCTACGGAAGTAATCCCTACCATTGGCAATCAATGAAACCCATCGATTGTGCGTTCTGTATGTCTTGGTGGATAGGGTTATCAATTTTCCTATTTACTTATGGATGGGTTGGCATTTTATACGCATCTATTTCCTCTGTAATTGTAGCACTATTAGATTCTAAAATATGAAAGAACAACTATTATTTATACGCTCATTAGCACCCAAGTATGATGACTTTAAGAGGTCACAAGTATTGAACCTAACACCCGAAGAACAAGCGAAGTTAAACAACGCATATAGAGAAATCTACGGACGTAATCTACCAGGTTGCTCATCTTGTTTTGCCGATGCCTTTTTGTCGCTACTAATATTCTCCCAACAACGATTGGATGAGATAGAAAAGGAAGAGAAAGCCGCTGCGATTGAATCAGAAATACAAACCGCATTCAACGAGATAGAGTTAGCACAATTAGCGGATGACGAGCAGAAACCAAGACGCAAAAGAAAATGAATAGTTTTGGAGGAAGTTGGGACGATAAAAAGTGTTTCAATAAAGAACTAGAATGGAACATACACTTAGACGATATGGGCTACGTTAACCTATTTAAGTCAACTGCGGAATATATAATCCCTATGTGTCACCCTAAAGAGTTTGTAGACTTAGGCGGTGGAATGGGTGGTTACTCATTAGCAATGCGTGATAAAGGGGTAAGCGTGAGATACTACGACCAAAACAAATTTCACTATGAATATTACGTTGACAGAGTATTGAACACTATTGCGTACAATTGTGACTTTACCGAAGAGAAAATACAAGGTGACTTAGTAGCATCAATAGAAGTGTTTGAACATATACCCGATTCCAAGTTAATACCATTTCTAAGTGACTTACAATGTAATTACTTCCATTTCAGTTCAACTCCTAACACAAGCGAACTCGATAAAGAATGGGGACACATCAATATCAAGAATCGCCACCAATGGATAGACCTATTTCAATTGTGCGGATTTAGATTTGAGAGGGATTTAATGATGCCTACTCCGTGGGCTATGCTATTCAGTAAATGAAGAAATACACCCGAACATACCTAACCTATTTTGAATACGATGAAACCGATTTTATACCTTGCGAAGTATGCAACAAACAAGCAGTTGACATCCATCATATCGAGGCAAAGGGAATGGGAGGAAGTAAGACAAAGGACAACATAGAGAACATAATGGCACTATGTAGAGATTGTCATATGAAGTACGGAGATAAGAAACAATACAAGGATTTTTTAAAACAGATACACTCAACTAAAATTCGTAATTAATTCGTAAATGGCAAAGCAAGTACCAGCAAGAAACGGAGGAACACTTACTCGCCCCGATAAAGGTGAAGTAATGAATCCTCACGGAAGACCAAAGAAGTTAGTAACACAACTAAAAGAGATAGGTTATCACAAATCACAAGTAGAGGACACAATAAATGCAATGCTTACGATGTCACGGAAAGAGTTAGAGAAAATAGATAAGAGCGAAGAGTATACAATCCTTGAACGAATCATTGCAGGAACACTTTTGAAATCACACGATAAGAACTCACTATTCAACCTTGACCTACTTTTAAACCGCAGTCAAGGCAAACCAAAAGAAACAATCGACCAAAATATCACAGAAAAATCAATCAAAATAACTTTAAATTTAAATGGAGAACAGTAAAACATTTGTCGGGACTGCGTGGGAAGACCAGTACGGAATCACATTGTCGTTATCAATGAAGCAACTACAAGAGGCAATCGAGAATGGCAAAGCACAAGTTAACACTTACGGAGATGTAAGAATCAGAATCGGTAAGTTGCGTGAACCAAATGCCAAGAGTAAGGCTACACACTATGTGAGAATTTATGAATACAAAAATGAGAGCGAGATTGGATTTTGATTTGCCCGAAGAACAGACAGAGTTTCAACTTGCGGTAAATGCCTCCAAGTTGCATTCAGTATTGTGGGAATTAGACTCATTCCTACGAGCAAAAGTAAAGTATGCTCAAGAAGAAGATAACGATATTGAGGTAGCCACCTATGACAAAGTACGGACGTGGTTACACAATGAACTAAGCGGACACAATTTAGACCTATACGAACTATGAAGAATAAAAAAGTACAAGAACTATTAGCACTAATTTTAGTGAATGTAATTGATGAGAATAATCAATCACAAGATAGTCAAGAGAATGAATTATGGAAACTTGGATATCAAGAAGCCTGTGATATGGTTATAGATATGTTACAAGAATTATCCAAAAACTATGAAGAAGACGTGGCGTAGTACATTAGACCAAGTACCCAATGACGATTTCCTTGTTTTGGTATCTCAAGACAACGGAGATAAAACCCTTGCCCGATACTATGAAGATATGTGGATTTGTGAGTTTACGAATCGGGTTATCTTCGTAGCGTATTGGATGCCTATACCTTTAACACCAACCGAATGAACCTACTACTATTATGCGATGGAATGAACGGAGTAATCTATCATCGTATCGCAACACCTCACCTCCGTATGCAATTAATGGGATTGGCAAATGTAGACGTTTGCCAAAACCCTGCGGAGTTCTTAGACATCGATTACAAAGCATACGATTTAATTATATTCTCTCGGTGGTTAGGTGAGAAACACTATGATGTACTCAAGAAGATAGCACAGAGTGGCACGAAGTACGCGGTGGATGTGGACGATTATTGGGCTTTACCTCGTTACAATCCTGCATACCAAGCGTATCGGAAAGGAATCAAACAAGCCGTAAAGGATTCAATGCACTATGCAGACGCAGTAATTGCCACAACTCCACACCTACAATCCAAAGTATTCGAGTTTAACCGCAATTGTTACATAGTACCCAATTGCTTAGACTACGAACACGAACAATGGTCACAAGAGAAATGGAAGTCATATAACCTACGCATCGGATGGGTTGGAGGTGTAACACACTACGAGGATTTAAAGTTGTGTAACGAGGCTATAAATAGGCTACAATCGCATTATGACTTTGAGTTCTATATATGCGGTTATACCCCGAGCGAAGAATGGGACAAAATTGTCAAGTTATTCAACAACCCTAAGATAGTAGGCGGTGTGAACACCTTTGAATACGGACACGCTTATAAACACTTGGACTTTGTTATAGCACCCCTACTCAATGAATCGTTCAACAACCACAAATCAGAGTTGAAGATATTAGAAGCGAGTGCATACCAATTGCCCATAGTGGTTAGTGATTGTTACCCTTACAAGTACTGCGAAAACAACTTGGGTGTATTGTTTGCTGCAAACGACAAATGGGAAGATAGAATAGAAAAAATGATTCTAATGAGTGACGATGCAAGAATCGGAATGGGTCAACTAAACGGAGAGTATTCTCGTAAGCATTATAACTTAGAACATTGGTGTAGAGAGAGAGAGTTAATCTACAAGAAGATTATAAATGGAAATTGAGTACATCAGACCATATTTAACAACATACCAACGGGAGATATTAGATGCTCCCGAACGCTATACTATTACCGCAGCATCAACCAAGACGGGTAAAACTGCATCCCATATTATTTGGCTATTTGAACAAGCACTCACCCTCAAGACAAATCAATCTGTTTGGTGGGTTGCTCCCGTTTACAAACAAGCCGAGATTGCCTACCGAAGAATGAAAGCCCAAGTATCACACCGCGATTTCTTCCAATCCAACGAATCCAAGTTAGTACACATATTACCCAATGGAGCGAGGATAGAATTTAAGTCAGCAGAAAACCCCGACAACCTATATGGAGAGGATGTATATGCAGCGGTATTCGATGAAGCCTCACGAGCGAGAGAAGAGAGTTGGTTTGCGTTACGTTCAACCCTAACCGCTACACGAGGCAAGTGTAAACTAATTGGAAACGTCAAGGGGAAAAAGAATTGGTTTTACAAATTAGGTGAACGAGCGAAACAAGGAGAACGAGATTATAAGTTCTTTAAAATAACTGCATACGATGCAGCGAGAGAGGGGATATTGTCATTGGACGAAATAGAACAAGCAAAACGTGATTTACCAAAGGCGGTATTCGATGAATTGTACTTGGCTGAACCTGCTGACGATAAATCTAACCCATTCGGATTGGACAACATTGAAAAGTGCATCAGACCCGTTCAGAATAGTCAAGTAGTAGCGTATGGAGTTGACCTTGCAAAGTACACGGATTGGACGGTTATAATTGGTTTAAACGCTAATAACGAGGTAGCCTATGTAGATAGATTCCAAAATGATTGGGCAGCAACTACCGATAAGATAGTTTCTATCGTTGGAAACATCCCTGCGGTTATGGATAGTACAGGCGTAGGAGACCCTATCGTTGAGCAGATTCAGCGTAGATGCCCAAGAGTTAAGGGGTTTAAATTTACCTCAATAAGTAAGCAACAGATAATGGAGAACCTCGTAGCCCATTGTCATCAACAAAAGATATTCTTTCCATTAGACCCTATCGGGTATGAGATGCAGAATATAGAGTTTGAATACACCCAATCGGGTATAAGATACGCAGCACCATCAGGATTGCATGATGACTGCGTTATGAGTTTGGCATTAGCCTTAGAATGTAAACATACAAATCGACAAGGAACATTTTATTTTGCATAATGAAATACACAATCGGACAAATACAAGAAGTACACTCATTAGGTGACTTAGGAAACTTAGATAAGAAAATAGAAGCGTTAGCAATTCTAACCAACCGAACTATTGACCAAGTAGAGGAGATGTCAATGGATGCTATTTTGGACGAGTTTAAGACACTCAATTTTATCCCAAGTAAGACAGAGCCTAAATTTGTTTTTAAGCACTTAGGGAAGAAATATAAACTACTTACTAACCCATTAGAACTAAAGGCTCACCAATGGATTGAATTGCAGGAAATTTACAATGGTGACATTATCGAATCCCTTAATAAGATTATGGCGTTGTTGGCGGTAGAATCAAGTTTATTTAATCGTAAACGTGACATCGGTAAAAAGGAATTTGATAAACGATGTGAAGATTTCCTATCGTTGGATTTTGCCATTGCGTACAATTACGCTCTTTTTTTTTCGAAAGTCTATCCCGAATTATTGAAGACTACCCTATCTTATTTGAAAACGGAAGTGGAGAAACTGCAACAGGAATTAGACCTACCCTAATATGGTTGGAGTTGGTAGATAAACTTTGCCGAGGGGATAGAACTAAATGGGATTACTTCCTACAGATGGGGTTGATTGAGTTCTTGAATACGGTTGCATTTTATAAGTCCACCAAGAAAGAACAATCCAAGCGGTTAGAACAGGCAGCAAACAAAGGGTATCAAACCTATATCGTAGCGGTATTAAATGAGATGTTGTAACAAATAATAGTACAAATATGTTACGAGATTGTCGCAAAAATTGGCATAATATGCGACATAATAAAGTGTTATTTATGGCACAATTTGAATGATAATTGTGACATTAAATACAATTTATCGCATTAAAGTATGATTTAGGACGCATTACAACCAAAACTATTTTATAACGTGAGTGTTACTATCAATCAAAAACCCGAATTAACCACACCTGCTTACAATGATATGAATTTTGTTGTAAGCGAATCGAGTTCCGCAATCTACGAAAAAGACAATTTCAAATGGATTGGAGAGGTTGTGGTAGATTCTACTACCATCGCAAAACTAAAAGCACCTATCTACTATAATAGTACAAACAAAGGTGTGTTCAATATCGGTAGAATCTTAGAATCCTACGTTACACACGATTTTAACCATTCCGATACATTGCCCAGTGGTTGCACAAATAGCACAAAGGAGTACAACTTCAAAGTAGGCTATGAGTATTCTACAAGCCCAACGGGTACAGTTACCGAATACTTGAACCAAGCATCCGCAAGTGGTAGTATTTGGAACGCTGCATTAAATCCCTATGACTTTGTTTCATTCGATATCGACACCTACACCGATACTGCTCGTAAGTTCTTGACATCGGTTAGAACGCAGACAATCCACAGGACGCAAAAGGTATGGTTATACGCTCTAAGAGGTGCAGCAACCAATTTAAGAATAGTTTACTCCGATGCGACAACTTCTACTTATACTTTGCCGAATGTGCGAATGGTACGAATACCAGTTAATTTGACTACTCCATCAGGTGCAACCTATTTTGATTGTTACTTGAGGGATGTAGACGGAGTTCAGATTTCAGAGACTTACCGATTCTACATTAAAGACGAGTGTTCCAAGTATGAGAACTACGATTTATTTTGGTTAAATAGATTAGGTGGTTTTGATTCATTCAGATTCAATAGAGTATCTAAAACATCGCACGAAATAACACGCCAAATGTATAGGCAAAACCCGTACACGCTTAACAATACCGCAGTAAGTTGGACGTATGGTACTGATTCTTTTAGCAACACGCAATTTTACGGGGAGAGTAAAGAGAAATTGACACTATTCAGTAATTGGATAACCGATAGTGAGAGCATATGGTTAAGGGAATTAGTTGAATCTCCCGTTGTGTACATTTTGGATGGCTCAATGTTGCGTAGTTGTAATATCACAAACAACACCTACGAAGAAAAGAAATGGATTAACGACAAGATGTTCAACCTACAATTGGATTTAGAGTTTGCATTTGTTGACAAAGTACAGAGAAGATGATAGAAATTTTAATAAATAATCAAAGAGTGGATGTTGGCGAAGTGTTCGACATCCTAATAAACAAGTCAATAGCAGACGTAAGAGAACCTGAAAAGCGGTCAAGTGATTGGACTAAGACAATTACTCTACCTGGCACGAAGAACAACAACAAGATATTCGGTCACATATTCGAGATTGAACACACGGTCTATGGTACTACTCCATTTAATTCTAATTTTAATCCAAATAGAAAAGCGAGTGCAGTAGTATTAATGGATGGATTGGAGCAGATACAAGGCTTTATTCGGTTAATCAAAATCAAAGTAATTGACACCGCAAATATTGCCTACGAATGTTCGATTCACGGACAGACCGCAGATTTGTTTTCTTCTATCTCCGAAAAAAACTTATACGAGTTAGATTTTAGCGAATACAATCACGAGTTAAGCATTGATAATGTCAAGAACTCTTGGGATACATCGATTAAGGTTAACAACTCAACTGTTTCTTTTCAATATGGTAATGGCTATGTATATGCGTTAATCGACAAGGACGATAGAAAGTTAAAAAGTCATTGGGTATGGTCTTTGGAAGACACAACTCCGTGTTTGTATGCAAAGACGATTGTAGACAAGATTTTCACAGAGGAGGGCTACACCTATACCGATGATTCGTTCTTCAACACAGAGCGATTTAAACACTTAATTATCCCTGCTCCATCAGGATTGGCGGTCAATACCACCTCGGCAAATACCCGACTATTCCAAGCAACAAGAACAACTGCACAGAATATCGCTAATTACACTACTAATTGGATATTCGACAACGATTCAACGAGTGGTAATTTCGATAATGGCGGCAATTACAACCCATCAACAGGAGTTTATACAATCCCCGTAGGTGGTAATTACACATTTTTTGTCAATTTACAAGGCAATATCGATACAAGCGATTACGGATTTACCAATGATAAGGACATTTATCTGACAGTTGCAATCAAAGTAAACGGAAGTATTAGAGCAACATCGGTAGTGAGTTGTGGTAGCGATGACGTGTATATGTTCAGCGGTGAGATATTGATGTTTCCTAACGTATATATGTACTCCAACGATGCAGTTTCAGTCGTTGTTTCTCGTGTGTATGACCTTGACAGACCGACTACACCGCTAATTGGTGACTTCGTGGTTAACGTAGAGGATTCGGTTTTTTACAACAATATGTCTGCTATCAATTTTGGAACGGGTAACGTGGTTGATTTCGGTCAATTCTTCAATGCTGAGGGTAAGCAATCGGACTTCTTAGTGTCAATGATTAGGATGTTTAATCTATACGTTGAACCCGACAAGTATTTCCCAAAGAAGTTGCGTATTGTTCCACGAGATGAGTTCTACAATGAGCCAACAATTGACCTATCTAAAAAATTAGACTATTCGCAGCCTTTGGAAATTATACCAATGGGTGAACTAAACGCCAATCCGTATTATTTGACATACAAAGACGGAGGCGATAGCGTTAACCAATCCTATCAATCGTATTACTCACAGACTTACGGAAGCCGAAAGTTTTTTATCGACAATCAGTTTGTCAAGGGTGAGAAAAAGATTGAGTTGATTTTTCAACCTACTCAGATGCGTAGTTATGGGAGCGAAAAGAACTTTGTGTTATCGTATGCACCAGGTGATAAATTAGGCTATCGCATTCTCTACTATTCGGGTTGTACACCTAATTTGAATCTATCATTAGTCACGGATTATAGTAGTCCATCACAGATTGCAAGTGGTCAACAAAACAAACTACCAATTACACTACACGTTGATTCGGTTAGTAATATGACGTTTGATTTGTCATTCGGTATGCCTCGTGAGGTCTTGTTAGGTGCAGGATATTCGTATTCTTCCAACAACCTATTCAATCAGTATTGGTATAGGTTTATGTACGAAATTACCAATAGAAACTCCAAGATTATAAGCGGATATTTTAGACTAAGCCCTGCGGATTTTTACAACCTACGATTTGCCAACAACTATTTTTTCGAGGGTCAATATTGGAAGTTAAACAAGGTAGAGGATTACAACCCTATGAGCGATGGAGTCTATAAGTGTGAGTTCTTGTTAAGCCAATACATACAACCATTTATCCCATCTAATAAAACGATAGGAGCGGAAACGGGAAGCGATACTATCACCAATGGTGAGACATATCCATACGGCTACAAGTATACCACTCCCAATCAATCTTACATTAATATCGGGTTCAACAATGACGATGTAAATCAGTCAATGGGGATTATCAACGCATCGGGAACGTCTGCAAGTGATTTATCCTATAACAACACCATATTAGGCGGTAATGGTAATTACATCCCACCATTAATCAACAATAGCACCCTAATAGCGTGTGATGATTTTACACCTACGGAATCCGATACTTTATACTACGGAAACTACAAACTTTATCCATTATGGGTTAGTGCAGGTAAAGTTCAGACGTTAACGGCTAATCATACCGCAACCACTACGGATTGGTTGTTTCTATGCGATACAACTACAGGTGCAATCACTATTACTTTACCCGACCCTGCAGGATTAAGCGGTAAGCATTGGATATTTAAAAAGATTGCATCAAGTCACTCTGTAAAAATTGACACCGCAGACGATAGTACAATTGATGGGTCTGCAACATTCACGATGAACGGCAATAATGAAACACATTGGATTGTGACCGATGGGAATAATTACTATTTAATAGCAGACAAGTAATGAGTACAATAAAAACCGCGATAGAACTTGAGGTTAAAGAACCTAACCTCAAAGGATTTAGGCAGCAACTTCGGGAGTTGACATTAGCCGCACAAGAGGCGGTTGTTAAATTTGGGGAATTTTCACCTGAAGCGCAAGAAGCAGAAAGACGTGTTGCAGAGTTGCGAGATAGGATGGATGATTTCAATGACCGAGTTGCAGCGGTTAACCCTGATAAGTTTGCTCAAATTAATACGGTTGTTAGTGGTGTTGCTCGTGGATTCCAAGCGGCTCAAGGTGCTATGGCTTTATTCGGTAGTGAATCAGAAGATTTACAAAAGACTTTAGTACGATTGCAGGGTGCTATGGCATTGGCGGAGGGATTAGAGGGATTGGGTAAAGTACAACAACAATTTGGGGCAATTGCAGGAACAATAAAAGGTAGCGTAGTTAAGGCATTTTCGACTTTAAGAGGTGCAATTATAGCAACGGGAATTGGTGCTTTAGCGGTTGGACTTGCCTTAGTCGCTGCCAATTTTGACAAGGTAAAGACTGCAATTCTAAATATGTTCCCATTCTTGGAAAAGTTTGGGAAGTTTATGGGTAACTTAATACAACGATTTACTGACTTCGTAGGAATAACATCGGAAAGCAATAGACAATTAGAGAAATTTAATAAAACTACGAACACTCGTATTTTATTAATGGATAGAGAGATTGAATATCTACGAGCGCAAGGGAAAGAATTAGAAGCCTTTGCAAAAGAACGTGAAAAGTTAAATCTACAATTAGCACAAGCACGAGCAAACTATGGTAAAAACGCAGAAAAGGAATGGGGTAAAATTATTGGAGATACGAAGAACGCTTTACGAATCTTAGAAGTTAATGAGCGTAACTATTTAGCGGAACAGGCTAAATTAAGAGCAGACGCAAGGGCAAAAGAACTTGAAAAAGAAAAGCAACATCGTAAAGACTTAGAAGATGCCTTATCAGATATTCATCGTAAAGGCTTAGAAGAACGTAGTGCATTAGATGCGGAAGTATTAAGAATCTCAAGAACTACACAAGCACAGATAGTTGTTGAATCACAACAATTAGAGGCAAGTAATTTGGAGCGTATGCGTATGTTTTGGGGTGCGCATTACACCGAGATTGTAGATTTAACAAGTCAAGCATTTGGCGCAATTACTACTTTAAATCAATCGTTTGAAAAACAAGACGAAGCCTCAAGAAAACGAGCGTTTGAGAATAACAAAAAGTTACAGATTGCCAACACAATTATAGGTACTCTTAATTCTATTGTTTCAATCTTTGCAAACGCTGCAAAAAATCCTGCATCTATTCCATTCCCTGCCTATCCTTATATACAAGCATCATTGGCAGGTGTTTACGGATTTGCTAACGTACAACGCATAAGAAACACGCAATATAACGGAGGTAGTTCTGCTCCATCTGCTCCAACAATCGGAGGTTCTGCACCTACAATGACAAGCGGAAGCACACTAAATGAGAACACATCAGGCAATCAAGTATTCGTTCTTGAGGGTGATATCAGACGCACTCAGCAACGTGTAGGAATGAATAGAGGTGTATCAGTTGTCGAATAAAACTATTTAATTACGATGAAATTACCAGTTTATAAATTAGACATCAACGAATTTGATGAAGATAGCGGAATAGATTTTATCTCTTTGGTCGAAGCACCTGCAATCCAAAAGGACTTTGTAGCATTTAACCAAGCCTTTGTTGAACCCAAGCCAAACGAATCGGAGGAAGAATTTATATCTCGTTGCATACCCATATTAATAGGAGAGGGTAAAGAACAAGCCCAAGCGGTTGCAATATGCTATTCATATTTAGAGAAAAAGTTTGAATCATATACGGACTATCCCGAAGCCGCTAAAGAGAACGCTAAACGTGGTATTCGATTGAACGAGGAATTAGGCAATAAATGTGCAACGCAAGTGGGTAAAGTAAGAGCGCAACAATTAGCCAATAGTGAGCCTATATCAGACGAAACTGTGAAGCGTGTATATTCCTACCTATCACGAGCAAAAGAGTATTACAAACCATCGGATGATACCGCTTGTGGTACAATCTCCTATCTACTATGGGGTGGTGAAGAAATGTTGAGATGGGCTGAATCTAAATTGAACTTTAATAAATTCTCAATCACCAATGAAGAAAAGCGAATAGTTAGTGGTGTGGCAATGGTTGCAGATTTACCAATTTATCGGAGGGATTCTGTTCGCGGTGAGTATTATGTAATGTTCGACAAAGAGGCTATTTTCAAACTTGCGAAGAAATGGGCAAGAAATGGTAAGTATTCAAGCGTTAACCAACACCACGAAAGCGAGGTTAAAGGTGTTCACTTATTGGAATCCTACCTAATAGACAGAGAACGCGGTGTTAACCCTCCTATGGGCTTTGAAAAGATAGCCGATGGTTCTTGGTTTGTGTCCTACTTAGTAGACAATGACGAAGTTTGGGCAAAAGTAAAGGACGGAGAATTTAAGGGATTTTCAGTTGAGGGTATGTTTGACTTCGTAGACGAGGAAACCGAACTTTACAACAAATTAAAACGTGTTGTTAGTCAATGGAATGGGCAATAAAACTATAACAATTTTTACACTTTAATATTTTACACAAATGAACTCTAAAGAAGTTTTAACCGAAATTAGGTCATTGCTTGGATTCTCAAGCGAAGAACCTAAAACAGAGGTTGAGTTTGCGTCTGCAACCTTGACCGATGGAACTATTATTAAATGGGAGGGCGAATTAGCCGTAGGTACTGCAATTCTTGTAGAAACCGCTGAGGGTGATATTCCTGCTCCCGATGCAACTCACGAGGTAGAGGGTGGAATGTTGGTTACCACAATGGATGGTATCGTAACTGAAATCGTTGAACCCGAAATCGAAGTTGAAGTTGAAATGAACGCTTTTGATTCTGCAATCGAATCTGTTAACCTAAGAGTTGACGAAAAAATCGCAGAATTAAACTCAAAGATTGACGCTTTAATCGCTGAGAAATCTCAAGTAAAAGAGGCAATGTCTAAAGTAGTTTCATTGGTTGAGGCATTAGCCGAAATGCCAAGTGCTGAACCTACTAAAACTCCTATCGCTCCAAGCAAGAAAGAGCAACAATTTGAAAATCTTTTAAAATTCGCAAAATCAATTAACAAATAAAACAATGGCATTTAACGTACAAGGATTAGTTAACTACACTAACGAGCAACAATCCGAACTTTTAGTAAAAGCATTATTCGGAAGCAAAACCGCTTCTGTTATGCAATCTGCAGGTCAGGTTCAACCTGGAATCAAATCTGCTTCTAAATTAGCATTGGTAGGTTCTACCGTGTTTTTCCAAGCCGATGGTTGCGGTTACAACCCAAGTGGAACTACTACTTTAACTCAACGTGCTATCACAGTAGGTGCGGTTAAGGTTGAAGAAACTCTTTGCCCTAAGACTTTGGAAGCAAAATGGATGCAAACTCAAATCGCTCCAGGTTCTGCAACTGCACTTCCTTTTGAGGCTCAATTCGGTGCTGAAAAAGCAGCCGTTATCGCTGAGCAAATCGAAATCGCAATGTGGCAAGGTGACACCGCAAGTGGTGACCCTAACATCAATCGTTTTGATGGATTTGTAAAAGTAATTAGCGGTTCTTCTCCAACTTTGGGTAACTCTGCTCCTACTACTTTCACTTCAATCACTAACGCTAACGTAGACGATATCTTAGACCAAATCTACGGAGTATTACCTGCCCGTGTTGCTTCTAAAACTGACTTAGTTTGCTTCGTAGGTGTTGACGTATTTAAGTTGATGTTGGTTAACTTGAAGAACGCTAACTTGTTCCACTACACTCCTGAGGCTGCCGTAAACTTAGAAATGGTTTATCCTGGTTCTAATATGAAAGTAATCGCAGTAGGTGGTTTGAACGGTACTAATAAAATCGTTGCAGGTTCTTTGAGCAACTTCTTCGTAGGTACTGACCTTGCAAACGAAGAAGAGCAATATAAGTTCTGGTACTCTGAGGACAACGACGAGGTAAGATTCCGTGCATCTTTCAAATATGGTGTACAGGTTGCTTACCCTGCTGAAATCGTTTATTTCACCCTTTAATCTTATAAATAATGGCTTGTTTACTAACTCAAGGATTTACACTTGACTGCAAAGATTCAGTCGGTGGTATCAAGAGCATCCATTTGATGAATTGGACTGCTTCTAAATTTACTGTTGCCAGTGGGGAAGTAACTGCCACCACTTTGACTTCGGGCGATGTTTTCGATTACGAACTTCCAAAGGGTACAGGTTCAATGACTACAACTACTAACGTAAGCGTAGAAAATGGGACAGTATTCAACCAAGCGGACGTTGCGTTCAAATTGCGTAGATTGTCAACTGCTAAAAGAAACGAGATGAAATTATTGGCTCAAGGTCGCTGCTATGCGATTGTTAAAACTAATAACGATGACGCTTTCTTAGTTGGCTATGAGTACGGATGTGACGTTACTTCAATGGTTGCTAATACAGGTACTGCAATGGGAGATTCTACTGGTTATGAGGTAACTCTTTCCGCAATCGAATCTGAAGCCCCTTACAAAGTACAGAGCGGTGTATTGACCACATTAGGCATCTGATTATAGGTTTTCATAGTTGTAAAGGGGAGGACTTCGGTTCTCCCTTTTTTTATTACATTTTTTTTGTTTACTATTTATAAATGATGTTGACTATTACTAAGCAAGATTCAACCTATTGGTATGTGACCGCTACAGAAAAGGTTACGATATCAAACCCATACTTTTTGTTTAGTATAAAATCGCGTTTAACCGACACTACAAAGAACTTTCTATTAACCGATGTATCAACCCATATAGAGCGTTATAATAAGTTCTTATTCGATGAGGGAATTACAGACGCTAAAACATTGGAAATCGGTGAACACGAGTATAAGATTTACGCTCAAGTTTCATCAACAAACCTAAACCCAAACAACGCTGATGAGTTGGTAGAAACTGGCATTTTGAAAGTTATACCATTAGTTAACGATGAACTATTTTATGAAGTATCGTGAAGAAAATCTACACACATACAAGGTACAATAAAACTCACGATGTTACGGAGGAGGAGAAAATCTTCACAACAAATCGTGATATGGGGGTTGTCCACATTGTTGATTTGGAAAAGAGAACATTTGAGGTTGACGCTTTAACTGCATTTTTTTTGATGCAAGAGGATAATAGTTTTTTGTTGTTAGAAGATGGTAGTAGAATTATTGATTATTACGGATAATGCCAAACAGGAAGATTTCACAACTTGACCCCATTGGAACTATTGACGCAAATCTCGATAGTATTCCTATTGTTGATTATTCGGAAGGCGTTACCAAGAGAACAAATCTTGCAAACATCGGACAACGTGTTTTAGAGGCTAATAACACCGATTCTTTAGACGAGGGTACTTCCAATCTATATTTCACCAATACACGAGTTTATACCAAAGTTAAAGCTGCATTAGTTGCAGGTTCTAATGTGTCATTTACTTACAATGATGCACTACAAACCATAACTATCGCAGCAAGTGGAAACGTCCTAAGCGTTAACGGACAAACCGGAGCAGTTGTTTTAGATACGGATGACATAAACGAGGGTACAACCAACCAATATTTCACGGCTACAAGGGTTAGAGATTTATTGCTAACGGGTTTATCTACCGCAACAAATGCAATAATTTCTGCAACTGATAGCGTATTGGTGGCGTTCGGTAAATTACAAGCACAGATAACCGCTAATTTATCGACATTATCTGGGCATATAAGCAATACCTCAAATCCTCATAGCGTTACAAAATCGCAAGTTGGGTTGGGTGATGTTGCAAACGTAGACACAACCAATGCAAGTAATATTTCAAGCGGTACTTTAAACGATTCTCGATTGTCTGCAAATGTAACCTTACAAGGCAATACATTTAACGCTGCTAACAAGTTGGTGCAGTTGGATGCATCTGCTAAACTTCCTGCGGTGGATGGTTCACAATTAACGAACTTAAACATTCCTCCATCAACGGGTGGGGATTTATATTTATTCTATAACTACTAATAATGGCTGCAAATACATCACCAATTTTCGCACTCGTTCCCGAAACTAAAATAGTAACGGTAACGGCTGCAACAACAGATAGAACAGGGGCGACTACTACTAACTTGGTAGAGTTATTAACCGCTGCAACAGACGGGACTAAAATCACACAGATAGGGGCTAAGGTTGCAGGGAGTAATTCTGCTACGAGTGTGTTGATTTTTATTACAAACACAAGCGGAACAAGCCCGAAGTTGTACGATGAAATTGCACTACCTGCTATTACTGCGAGTACAACAACAACTTCGCAGCGACAAGTAACGGCTTATAGTGACTTGCAATTAAAATCAGGGCAAAAAGTTTTAGTTGGTATTACCGTTGCGGTTACAGACGGGGTAAATATTTTCGCAATTAAAGGGGATTATTAATGGCAGATTTTGGACAATTTCGCGGATTTGGAGATAAACTTTTTCAGGGGCAATTGCCTACGCAATTGGGAACAATTGGAAGTGTTTCTGTTTTTAATCCAGATTCTATTTCATTTTTTGACAGAGTAACTACAGCTGGAGGTACATTGTCAACATTAGAAAAATCTGCAGTAGATACTTTAGTTAATGATTTACAATCTTATGGATTATGGTCAAAAATGAAAGCCATATATCCGATGGTTGGTGCAAGTGCAGCAGCATGTGCGCAGAATTTAAAGAGTTCAAGTTTTACAGGTACTTTTAATGGAGGTATAACTTATGCAAGTACTGGAATTACAAGTAACGGTTCTAACGGATATATGAATACTAATTTAAACCCAAATACATCATTATCACTTAATAGTACTCATATTTCATTTTATTCAAGAACTAATAATTTAGATGATACTGATTTAGGTGCTTATAGTAGTGCCAATGTTGGATTACAATTATTAATACGTTCTAGTGCATTTAATGCTTTTGCTGCAAGGGTTAATAGTGGTTCAGCAATAACTCAATCTTTATCGGATGGTAGAGTATTTGCAATTGCTAATAGAAAATCAAGTACTCAAGTTGGAATTGTAATAAATGGAACAAATACAAATTATACTAATAATTCAGGCAGTTTGCCTAACTTAAATGTATTTTTATTAGCCTTAAATTATCTTGGAAATCCTACAGATTATTCAATAAAAGAATGTGCATTTGCCTCAATTGGTGACGGATTAACCGACACCGAAGCAAGTAATTTTTATACCGCAGTTCAAGCATTTCAAACAACACTTTCAAGAAACGTATGATAGGATACATTTTAACAACCGAACAATATGAAGAAATTCAAGGCAAAGAATTTGCCCCATACGAGTATTTTAATTGTGTTCAAGATATCAATGACGTTTGGTTCAATTTTGTAACAGACCAACAATATCCTGAAATTGAAGCCTCCGAGTACGCTTGGTTATTAGATTTACCACAAGGCGAATATGTACCACCACCATCACCACCATTTCCATACTAATGAAAAACATTGATAACGACACCACGGCAACGATAGCAACCGCAGTTAGTGGGAGTGCTACAATTATACATTTCTCGCAACAATGGCAACCCGTAGCCGCATTCGTGTTGGCTATTGTAGGCATAGTTTCGGGATTGTTTGCGATAATATATTGGCACAAAAAAATCAAGTCATTAGATGGCAAAGGTTAAAGCATCAATCGTATTATTTCGCAAAAAGCCAAAGAGGAAATTAGGCAGACATACCAAACATCAAAACAAACACAAATCATGCAAACCAAATCGCGGACAAGGGTGAAGTTTAAACCCTATTTTTCGCCAACACCTAAAAGAATACGCATATTTGGCGATTCATTAGCCGCTGCATCTATAATGGTTGCAGGGTTTAATATGTCCGAACCTTCCGTAATGATAGGTTGTGCAGTCGTTGGTGGATTAGGTAAATTCCTATCAAACTTTTTCACAATCGAATAAACCCTATTTATAAGTGATGTTTCATCGGATTAATTTTCACGACAACAAACTACCTGCTTTCAAAGAGAACAAGGCAAAGGGTATCTATACATTCGGAGACGATAACTTATACCCTGAGTTCTTAATCGAAATGTACAATAAATCCCCTAAGCATAATGCTATTGTTTCGGCAAAAGCATCGTATGTTGCAGGGGTTGGTACTTCCATAAAAGGACAAGACACCGCAGTAATCGCAAAGGCACAACAAAAAGTTGATGCAATTAACGCTTACGAGAGTTTAGACGAGTTAAAAGTCAAGATTGCTGACGATTTAGAGTTATTCAATGGGTTTGCATTGGAGGTTATATGGTCACGCGACAAACAAAAGATTTCCGAGATTTATCATTTACCATTTCAAAAAATCCGTAAAACATTAGACGAGAAATTCGCATTTTGTGAGGATTGGTCAGATAGGAAAGCCGAGATAATCCAATACAACCCATTTAATCCAATCACTCGTGAATCTAAGCAATTGTATTATTGCCAACTTTACAGAGCAGGTCAAGGAATCTACCCACTTCCCGACTATGTAGGTGGATTGAAGTACATTGAGATTGACACGGAGGTATCTAATTGGCATTTAAATAGCATTAAAAACGGATTTTCTGCTCAGACCCTAATCCAAATGTTCAAGGGTTATCCAACACCTGAAGAAGCGAGGAAGACTGAAAGAGCATTAAAGAAAAACTACACGGGTACGGACAACGCAGGTGGATTGATTATTCAGTATAACGACCCGAACGAAAAAGAGAGCATAATCAACAACCTACAACCGAGCGATTTCGACAAGCAATTTGACATCTTAAACAAGACCGTACAACAAGAGATTTTCGTATCGCACAAGGTAAACTCACCAATGTTGTTTGGAGTGCGTGTAGAGGGTCAATTAGGCGGTAGAAGCGAACTAATCGAAGCATACGAGATGTTTCAATCCGCTTACGTTGAACCAAGACAAAAAAAGTTAGACGATGCGTTGACTTACTTATTTGAATACATCGCACCTGTACAGATTAGAACAGAGAATAAACCACCATTAGGATTAGATTATAGCGAATTGTTTACTAAGGGTATTATAACCAACGAGGAAGCACGTCAAGAAATGGGATTACCTCAATTGTCAACCGTGAAAGTTCAATCATCTCTAAACGATGCTATCAATTCATTAAGTCCTTTGGTTGCTAACAACGTATTGTCAAATATGACAATCAACGAAAAGCGTCAATTGGCAGGTTTACCACCTATCCCAAATGGTGACGCAATCGAATCCGCTGCTCCTGCGGCTTTCAGTAAGCAAAACCCATTTGGATGGGATGATGAGCGAGATTTACAAGTATTCGCTAAATACGGAGAATCTGCGGATTTATACGAGGAGGTAAAGTTTGAGTTTGGCGATGCGTTAAACAAAGCATTGTTAAATATATTAGCAGAAAATCCAGGTTTGCAGACAGGAGATTTGGTTAATTTGACGAAACAACCTGCACAGAACGTAATGGATGCACTAACCGAGTTGATTAAATCCGATAGGTTAGCACCCGAAATGAATGGTTACAAAGTTACTGCCAAAGGTAGAGATTTGATAAAAGGATTACAGACAGAATTGGTTGTTAGATATCAGTACGAAAAAGCACCAGGCATTGAGGGTAATATATTATTGGAAACATCTCGTGATTTTTGCCGTAAAATAGTAGAATCAAAAAAGGTATTTAGCCGCGAGGATATCAATCAGATGAGTTCAGAGTTGGGATATGACGTTTGGAAACGTCGTGGTGGATGGTATCACAATCCAAATACAGACACAACAACTCCACAATGCAGACATTTGTGGGCGCAAAAGGTAATGATTAGAAAAAAATGAGCAACTTCGTATATTTTATAAGCACATCCTACCTCAAGGACAATTCCGCAATCAACGAGAATGTTGACGATAAACTATTAAAATCTGCGATTAAAGAGGCTCAAGAGATTTATATTCGTGACATCATTGGTTCGGGTTTGTACGATGAATTGCAAACACAAGCCTTTGCAGGTACACTTACAAACGTAAATACAACGCTTTTAGATTCGTATATTGCACCTTGTTTGAAATACTACACAATAACTGAATCGATGCTCCCTATGACCTTTAAAATGATGAATAAGAGCGTAGCAGCGAGAGAGGCAGAGAACGCAAGAGCGGTGAGTATAGATGAGTTGACAATGATTGAGAAGCGATTCCGTGATAAGGCTGAATATTACGCTAATAGATTAAGAGATTATCTCCGTGAAAACACAAATACATATCCTTTGTTCCTCAATCCTGGTAGCGGATTTGATACAATTCGACCTAAAAACACATCTTTTTATGGTGGGTTCTATCTTGGTGACGATATGGATAATTGCTATTGGAACTATGACTATCCGCACGAATAAATGGCAGAAAAATAACGAAGCCAAACTAATTAAATTTCTCAATGACGCTAAACCAAATAATCGCAAAGATTCAAACTCAAGCCGAAAGCCACAAGATGGTGGGAAAATTCGGAGTGGGTCAACAAAGTAATCTAACCGTTGAAAACATAGAATACTATCCGTTGGTGTGGTTGTACCCCGATGGATTCACTTTGGATTTAGCCAACAAACTACAAACCTACAACTTCGCTTTATTGGTGATGGATAGGGTATTTGAATCTGAATCTAACGTAATAGAGGTACTATCCGACACGGCTCAAATTATGGGTGATATATTTGCATTGTTGGATTCTGAATACCAAAACGAAGTTTGGCAATTAGTAGTCAATCAAAACGCCTCACCATTATACGATTCACGCACAGATATATTAGCAGGATATGCAATTAACTTCAGTATACAAGTACCTTATTTGGCTGATACTTGCGTTGTGCCTGTATAATTGTTTCATAAAGCGTGAAATAACGCATTATAAGCACACTACAGACACTCAAATAGTAAAGTGGACTGATAGTATAACCAAGTGGAAGAAAGTCCGTCAAACGCTTTTAAAATATGACACGTTATATATTGATACTTTTACTCGTGATTCCATCGGTCTTAAAGGGGCAATTAGTTTGCATCGACACCTCGATAGTATCGAACGCCAATAAGTACTTGGTAAAGGGTGCTAATGCTCGTAGAGATGTAATCCGATTAAACAAATTGGTTAAGGCTGATTCTATTATTATTAACTACCAAGATTCTGTAATTGAGCGTCTTGAAATTAAGACGGATTCATTAGGTGTTGAAATTCAAAATCGTAATAACACTATTTCATTACAGAAAGATGTCATAAAAGGAGTAGGAATGTGGGCGATATTGGTAACAATTATGGCAATATTCCTATGAAAGACATAATCAAATCGTACTTAGAGAAGTACCCCGATGCACCAAATCGCACACTTGCAAAATTAATCTTAGAAGAAAATCCACAACTTACATCTATTGAGAGACTAAGAGATAAGATTAGATATTTTAGGGGCGTAAAAGGAGACTATCTTTTTAAGGCTTTAAAAGATAAATCATTCGTGACTAATAAATCAACAATTCAAGAGGGGTTAGAAAAACTAAAGGTATTTTCGCACAACAAAGAGATGATTAACGTTCACTTAAACGAGGGACGTTATCTAATCCTATCCGACATACACATCCCATACCACGATATGGACGCTTTGTCCACTGCCTTAGAATGGGGATTAAACAACGATGTAGATTGTATTGTTTTAAATGGCGATATTATGGATTGTTACCCAGTATCTTCATTTATTAAAGAGGTTGGGATGCCGTCACTACGAGAGGAAATAGAGATGACTAAAACCTTTTTTGCGTACTTGCGTGAACTATTCCCAATAATACCGATTTACTACAAGTTAGGAAACCACGAGGAGCGTGTTCGTAACTACTTATTACGCAATGCCAAAGAGTTTTCCGATGTAGATAATTTAAAGTTTGAAAACCTATTAGGATTGAGTGAATTTAAAATCAACTTGGTTAATCGTGAGATAATTAAATTAGGTAAATTGAACGTATTGCACGGACACGAGATGGGAGAGAGTGTATTCTCACCTGTTAACCCTGCACGAGGTATGTTCCTAAAGGCTAAATCTTCTACTATCTTCGGACACAACCACCAAGTATCCCACCACTCAGAAAACAATATCAACGGAGAATCTACTGGTGTTTGGTCAATGGGTTGTCTTTGCACTCTTTCACCCGATTACAGACCTTATGCTTATACCAAATGGAGTCACGGATTCGCTTGTGTAGATGTTAACCAAGATTTGACATTCCACGTTAACAATATGAAGATTATTAACGGCAAAATAATATGAGAATCTTAAAGGTAGAAATCGTACACCAAGAAAAACAAGACGACATTTACAAAGAGGTTGGATTAGGTGCGGATATTGTCGAAGTATTAGAGGACGGATACATCAATTTAGACGATGTTTCGGGAGCAATTGCCAACTACGATTATACTAATGTGCTTTTTAAAGGCGGTCAAATGTTACTAATTACGATGGATATTAATACTTTTGTGGAGCAATGGATATCGTAAATAAACCAAGCCACTACAACAAAGGCGAAATCGAGGCAATGGATGCCATATTAACCGCTATTAAAGGACTACCACCTGATGAAGCGTACACAATTGGCAATGTAATTAAATATGTGTGGCGGTATGATATGAAAGGCGGTAAAACGGATTTACTTAAAGCCTCTTACTATTTAAATAAAACAATGGAGTTGTATGAAAAGCGTTCAAACATTTCTAAACCAACGGGGATATAATTTAAAGGTCGATGGAGTAATCGGTCAAAAGACATTGGACGCTGCAAACGAGTGGGTGCAAAACTATTTCTCAGTTAAAAGATGGATATGGACACCTAAGAGTTTAGTTTTTGTACGTACAGATGATAAATTAACAAACACATTCGATGATTTTTTATTGGTAATTGTTAACGAGCGTGTTGTATCAATCGTTCCGTGTTCAACAACCGCAGGGAAATTCTATGTTCAAAACCCAATCACACACGGAGGCGTAACAGGAACGGCAATCGCAATACCTGCTCAATATCTATGGTCACACCAATTTGTAACTTCATCCAATTGGAAGTCCCTTTGGTTAGGTATGCCATATTTTAAACAGATTAAGGCTATTGATATTTATCGAGATGGTAACAAAGATGGTGTAATTGATAAAACCAAAACTCAAAATGGGTTGTTTGGTATTAATTTCCACAGAGCAGGAGCAGGGAGTATAGTAGACCGATGGAGTGCAGGTTGTCAAGTTGTACCTGATGCGTATTGGAAAGAGGTAATAAAACATTTTACAAGTGGCGAACTAATACACTTCAATCTCATTGGCTAAGACTATTCCCATAAATGACCTTATAAATCGTTTAGGAGAGGACAAAAACCTTTTCACGGAAGAATCATCCCTATTACAACAGATAATCGCTGAGTGGAGCAATAAAGCGGTTAATTTGATGCGTAAGGAGTTGGACAATAAGAACGCCAACGCATCGAGTTCGTTAAAGCAATCAATTCAACCTGGCGAAATAACTCAAACTCCTACTTCCTTACTGATTACTTTCCTAATGGAAGATTATTGGGAGCAAGTAGAGTTTGGACGTAAGCCGACAAAAGGCGGTCACAAAGAAGGTACTCCCTATCTATGGCAATCCATTAAAGAGTGGATGGCTTTCAAAGGTATCAAACCAAACAAAGGTGTTTCATACGATACATTAGCCCGTGCAATTGCTCGTAAAATCCACAGACGCGGTTACAAAGGCAAACACTTTATCGAAGATTCATTCACGGAATCACTACAACAAGAACTTGCAAACGAATTAGCCTCTCAGTTGGGCAATATTATTTTTTCTCTTGATATTAAACAATAAATTTGCATAATTGAAAGTTTAAGTTTACCTTTGCTTTCACTATGACAATAGAACAAATCAGAGAAGAAATCCTAAAGAAACGCTATCACGGCATTTACAAGGACATTCAGCACAGAACAGGGTTGAGTTTACCAACCATTCGTAGATACTTCCACGGAGATATCTATCAGAAAAACGCTAAAACAGTATTATCAACGGCTTACAAATTAATTAGAGAAAATGAAGTGGGTAGCAGTTTTGGAGAATGATATAGTATTAGACTATCACTCCGTTCAGTATTACTTTCGTAAATCCGATGTAGAAGCTTATCTCGTTGGATTAGATGATTCATTAGTTAACCAATATTATAAATCTACCGCAGTACCTTTTGAGGATTGCATAGACTTTGAAAATTGGTTTGACTTTGAACAATTTCACAAAGAGTATCACGATACTTTTGTTTGTCACCTTTATTTGGGGTGGATGTCAGGAAAATTAACACCATACAACTATGAATAAATCAGAATCAATCGCTAATCTTGCAGCAGCATTGTGCAAGTTCCAAGCCAACATCGGAAAGGTTAAAAAGGAAGCAACCAATCCGTTTTTTAAATCTAAGTATGCGTCACTTGCGAACATCTTAGACGTTATCCAAAAACCATTAGCAGATGCAGGGTTGTCGTTCTGTCAATTACCCGATGCAGATTGTTTAACAACCATTCTTATGCACGATAGCGGAGAGTGGATTGAAGCAACCTATTGTATGCCAGTAGTCAAAACCAATGACCCACAAGCAATGGGTTCGGCTATTACCTACGCTCGTAGATATGCACTTGGTTCTATTCTTGGATTGAACATTGACGAAGACGATGACGGAGAGAAAGCGATGCAGCGTAATACAAAACAAGATGTACCACAAGAGAAATTGTTTATCAACCCTGCAATGATGCAATGGGAGAAAGCGGTTGAACACATCAAAGGTGGTGGAGCTATTGAGGATATCTTGAAGAAGTATCAACTCAAGCCCGAACACTTGACTATTTTAAAGGCGGTTAAATGAATGATTGAGGAACAGATATGATATCTACAAACTTAACAGAAGAAGCGTGGTTGCAATTACGGCAGTCACGCTTTACAGGCAGCGAAATCTATAAACTAATGGGTAAACCTCGTAACAAATCAGAGTATCTAAGCGAAACGGCTAAATCTTACGTTTACGAAAAAGCAGGTGTTATCCTTACAGGTATTCAACCCGAAATCTTCGGACGTGCTTTAGAATGGGGTAAGAACTACGAGCGTCAAGCCTTTGATACTTTCGCAGCACAAGACTTTAAAGAGTACACGTACTATGGTGGTGAAACATTTACATTCATAGAGTTCAATGAGATTAGCGGATTTTCTCCCGATGGTTTAGGTGAAGATTCTATTATCGAGATTAAGTGTCCGTTCAATTCAGCTGTTCACCTACGGAATGCCACAATTACCGATGCAGAAAGTTTAAAGGATAACCACCCCGAGTACTACTGGCAAATGCAATTTGGGATGCTATGTACTCAGACCGAATACGGAATCTTTGTGTCGTATGACCCTCGTATGCCTGAATCTCACAAACTATTTACATCCGTAATTGAGTTGGAAGATATCCGAGAGGAAGTAGAAGAGAAACTATACCACGCAGGTTTGATGTTAAATAGTATCATTCACTAAGGAAATTGTCCGTTTACTAAAAAACGTAAATAAAAGTGAAAATAAATTGAAAGCAACTATTGCAATATCAAAACTTATCTGTACTTTTGAATCAACAAATAAGAAAACAAAAGATATGAATAGCGTAATCTTGTACTACAAAAAAAAGGATGGTATAATAGACATCAATAATTCAAAGTTGTTTATTGGAGATAATGAGTATTTAATTCAACACCTTACTAAAGGTGGTTATTTTTCAAAATCTGCTTTATTACCATTTTTTGAATATGAAGAAACAACTGATGGTGAAGGTGGTCAAATGTGTTTGTTTATAACTGATGAAGTTGCTGAAACTATTGTAAAATCGTATTGCAACCTTAAAGGTAAAGTTTGGGATAATAACCCACAACCAATATACGAAAGCATCGCAGAACGTAATGAAGTAAAATATGGAGATGGCGTAAATCTTGAATGGTTTAAATAATAAAAAAAAAATAATGGGAGGGGAAACCCTCCCTTTAAAACCTAAAACTATGTTACCTATAGAATTTTTAATCTTGTACCCAATCAGCCTACCCGTTGCATTTCTAATGCACAAGGCTTGGAAGAAGTTAACGACTAAAATTGAACTACCAGAGGCACAACCTTATCAGTTCGAGAAAGACCAACCAATTGCCAATTTTAATCAAGTCACTAAGCATTGGAAGAAAGAGGCTAATAGAATGTATCGAGGAGGTCAACTATGAGTATAATCTACAAACACCAATCCATCGTTAACAATGTTGAAGTTTATCGCGTTTGGAAAGATGGAGACTTAGTCGGTGAATTTAAAGAGGAGCATAAAGCCGACCACTTGTATTATTACCTATTATCTACACGAACAGACCATTTTAAACAAGCAATTATGGAAGCCTACACACAAGGACGTATCTCAATGTTGAAACAGAATGGTAGATTAGCAGACGAATATTATACTGAAACATATGAAAATAATAGTTAAACACAAAAACACGGAAGTTGTCATCGAGGATGGCGAAACTAAAACCGACACTAATTCCAATCTAATCTACTACAATCAGAAGTATTTATTAGAATTGTTGGACAAGATTTTTAAAGAGATTAAAGCATTGGACAATGAGCAACAATAAACAACAAACGGCAGTAGAGTGGTTTGCCCAAGAAAGTTGGAAACTACGTGTTGAATTAGAGGGTGGCAAAATATCTTTGGGTGAATATGCCAATAAATATTACCAACTAAAGGAACAAGCCAAAGAAATGGAGAAGGAGCAGATAATAAATGCGGTTGACGGTTTCCCATTAGCCAATAGGAATTTAGATGGTAGTGAGTATTATGAAAAAACATACGGAGGTGACAAATGAGCAACGAAACACAACAAACAATAGTTCAGTGGATTAGACACCAAATAAAACAACAAGGTGTTAGTCATTATTTTACAACAAGGGAAATACTTGATAGAGCTGAACAAATGGAAAATGAGCAACGTAAAAAAATTTGGAACGAAGCATTAAAATCAGTTGAAAAAAAATTAGAATTATTAAAAGAAATCTACGGAGGTAACAAATGAGCAACAATAAACAAAGTATGAAACTATACACTAAAGAAGACTTTTTAAAAGCCGCTGAATTTTGCGAAGTGTCAATGATAGATGCGAAATATATAATTGAACGCATTGATGAAGTAAGCGAC